GCATTTCTCAGCTATGCTCAGAGATGAGGTGGGGGGGAGAGCCGTAAACCTTACAATGACTGATGATCCTCAAGACATTTATGACATTGTAAAAGATAAGGTAGTAGAAAAAGTAAAAGCTGATCCTGAAGCTATAGTTTCACCTTTAGATATAAATAGAGCACTAGTCAAACGGCCTGTTATGACTACTCCTTACGGGGCTACCCTCTATGGAATGAGAGAACAGATTTATGAGGAGCTGAAGAAGCAATTAGATAAAGGAATAATTTTTACTACAATTTCTAAAGATAAAGACTTATGGGTGTTTTGTAAATATTTAGCTACTGTAATTTACGAATCTATAGGAGAAGTTGTAGTCTCAGCTAGAGAAGGTATGGATTGGCTGCAGGAGTGTGCTAGGGTCTTGAGTAAAGACAGTAGACCTATCTATTGGACTGTTCCTACAGGGTTTATAGTTAAACAGAAATACTTAAGACCGATAGTTAAAGAAATACGAACAATTATAAATGGTAAGGTTGCTTCTTTATACTCTGCACACGGGGTAGGAGATAAACTAGACAAACACAAGCAGACTAATGGAATAGCTCCTAACTATGTTCATAGCATGGATGCTTGTCACCTGATGAAAACTGTAAATCTTTCTTATACTGATATTCAGAGCTTCTCTGTAGTTCATGATTCGTTTGGTACTCATGCTTGTGACATGGAACTACTAAGTGAAAACTTAAGAACAACTTTTATTGAAATTTATAAAGAGGATGTCCTTAAGAAATTTGCAGAGGAACAATCAGCTTCTCCTTCTATTTGTAAGAATACATTTCCTAAAATTCCGAAGTACGGTAAGTTAAACATTAAAGAGGTGAAAGATGCAGAATTCTTCTTCAGTTGACGTAGCTAATGTCGATGTTAAAAAGGTAGCACAAGGTATGATGAGAGTAGTAGATAGTTTAGATAGTTTTACCAAGGCTGAGAAGTATGCTATACTCTCAGCAGTATTCAATTGTTTATACTTAAATAAAATGATGAAAGAAAGGAGTATCAGTGATGTGATGGAAATGATAGGTAAGATGAGGAGGGACTGTAAATTTAAACAGATCCCTGAATTCGGTGGAGCAGAAAAATATATAATAGGAGAACTATAAAATGGCTACTAAATTACCAATGAACGTAACACCAGTAGGAACAGCAGCATGGCCTTGGTTGAATACTCCAGATACTAGGTATGATGCTGATGGAGTATACCAAGTTAAAATGATTTTTAACAAGAAGGATGTTAAGGGAATTCAAGCTATAGTAGATCCCTTGATGGATGGTGGAAAGCACAATCCTGTTAAGCCTGAGCTGGATGATCAGGACAAGCCTACCGGAAACTTTGTAGTTAACTTTAAATTAAAAGCTAAAGTTAAAACTAAGAGTGGTGATACTTTTACTCAGAAACCTATACTCTTGGATACTGCTGGTAATCGTGTGTTGAATCAAGTGGGAGCTGGCAGTAAGTTGAAGATAGCATATCAAGCTGTTCCTTTTAATCAAGGAGCTGGTGGTGTTACCATGCGTATGCAGAAAGTACGAATTATGGACTTGGTTGAGTACACCAAGAAAGATGATGTTGATTGGGGTAAAGACGAGGGTAGCTTTGTGGGAACAACAGCAGAAGCTTCTGAGGATACCGATGAAGATAATGAGGACTTCTAAAATGCCCGATTATGAATTTTGTAGAAACATGGATCAAGAAATGATAGCTAATCGAGTTCGTAGTTTAAAAAGTGATGAGCTATCAGCCTTGGTTGAAAATGTAATAGTTATGATTGATTGTGGACAGTTTCCACATGAAGCCTTTCATGAGGTCAGGGCTGTCTATAAGTTACTACTTAATATTAAGCTTAGTGCTAAAGAAGATGAAGCGTTTAACTAGAAAACAAAGGTACAGGGGTATACGAGAGGGCTACAGAAGTGGCTTAGAAGAACGAATAGCCAGCCAGTTAAAGGCTTCTGGTGTAGTTTACTCTTACGAGACGGAAAGACTCAAGTATATCCCTGTACCTAAGCACTATACACCTGACTTTATCTTAGTGGGAAAAGATAAAAAGATCTATATTGAAACCAAGGGTAGGTTCTTGGCTAAGGATAGAACTAAACATCTCTTAGTCCAAGAACAACACCCTGATATAGATTTAAGGTTTGTTTTTACTAATTCCAGGCAGAAGTTATACAAGGGTTCATCAACTACCTATGGTAGATGGTGTGAAAAGCATGGGTTTACCTATGCGGAAAGGAGTGTGCCTGATATATGGTTGAGAGAAATAAGAAAGGGGTAGTTCATGAGCCATGTCCAAAATGCGGTTCTAAAGATAACTTAGGGAGATATCCAGATGGTCATGCGTATTGTTTCGGTGATAATTGTGATCATTATGAGCATGGTAATGATTCAACTTCTATACAAGATATACCAAAATCCAATGGTGTTTTTAGACAGGGTATTTACGAGTCCCTTAGCAAGCGTGGAATATCTGAAGAAACCTGTCGATTCTTTAAGTATCAAGTAAGTTACGACAATAATAAAAAGGTTCATATTGCTCCTTATTTTAATGAGGAGAATAAATTAATAGCTCAACAGTTAAGAACTAAAGATAAAGACTTCCCGATCTTAGGGGAAACTAGAGATTTAGGTTTATGGGGAAAGCAGTGTTGGACAACCGGAAAGCGTATTGTCATAACAGAGGGGCAACTTGATGCTATGTCAGTCGCTGAGTTCCAACGCTGTCAGTACCCTGTAGTATCCATTCCAAACGGTGTAGGATCAGCCTGTAAAGCGATAGCTAAAGACTTAGAGTGGTTGTTAGAGGGCTTTGAAGAAATAATCCTAATGTTTGACAACGACTCTCAAGGGAACAATGCAGCCCGTAAGGTAGCAGAGCTTTTCCCACCTGGAAAATGTAAGATAGCATCCCTGCCGCTTAAAGATCCTAACGAGATGCTCCTAGCTAATCGCGGAGCTGATATGGTTAACGCTATGTTCAGGGCTTCAGTTTACAGGCCGGATGGAATTATTGCTGGTGAAGATACTTGGGAACTGGTAAACACTCCGATGCAAGCTGCTGATATGGAGTATCCTTGGCAGGGTCTTAATAACCTTACTTTAGGAGCTAGAAAAGGTGAACTCGTCACGTTTTGTGCAGGGACAGGAGCTGGAAAATCTACCGCTGTTAAAGAAATTGCATCATACTTCCTCTCAAAAGGAGAAACAATTGGTTATATTGCTCTTGAGGAGTCTGTACGCCAAGCAGCCATTGACTTCATGTCTATTGAAGCCAATGAAATGCTTCACCTCAAGGATAATTTAGAGGAAAAATTTTTACGGGATATATGGGAAAAAACATTAAATACAGGGAGACTATTTTTATATGATCATTGGGGAAGCATGGATGGAGATGTTCTCTCCAATCGTATTCGGTACTTGGCTAGGAGTTGTAATGTTTCTTGGATCATTGTTGATCATATTTCTATTATGGTTAGTGGTATCGAGAGTGGAGATGAAAGAAGACTCATAGATAACTTGATGACCAAGCTGAGATCACTTGCAGAAGAAGTAAACATAGGTATCTTTATTGTATCTCACTTAAGAAAACCATCAGAGGGGAGAGGACATGAAGACGGCAGAAAAATATCACTTAATGATCTTAGGGGAAGTGGAAGCATCGCTCAACTTAGTGATTTCGTTGTTGGACTCGAAAGAAATCAACAAGAAGAGGGTGAAACAACTGTTAGAATACTCAAGGCTAGATACAAGGGGAGTTCGACAGGAGTTGCAGCGAGACTATACTACGACAGGGAGACAGGTAGGCTGAGAGAATGTGAATATATTGAAGAGGCATTTTAAATATGAATATAATATTTGATTTAGAAACTGATGGTTTACTTCCAGATGTCTCCAAGATTCATTGTTTAGCTATGACAGTAGAAGGAGCACAGGCTTCTCAGGTGTTTGCTAATGAAGACCAGTATGATAACTTAGAGCAAGCCTTAGAGGTGATGTCTGATGCTGAGGGTCTGGTGGGACATAATATATTAGGGTATGACCTGCCAGTACTAAAGAAACTTTTAGGCTGGACTCCCAATAAGGAGACAAAGATAAGTGATACCTTGGTGGTGTCAAGGTTAGCTTACTCTCACATGATGACTTTAGATGCCAAGAAGAAGTACATCCCTACCAAGCTCTATGGTTCTCATAGTTTAAAAGCTTGGGGCTATCGATTAGGTATGCTGAAGGGTGACTTCAACCACGAGGATACTGATTGGTCTACGTTCACTAACGAGATGGCAGACTATTGTGCCAGAGATGTCGCTATTACCTCTACTTTGTTTGATCATCTATGTGAAGTTGAGTGTGCAGAAGAAGCTGTTAAGTTAGAGCATGAGTTTGCTTATGTTATCCAAAGGCAAGTAGAGAATGGTTTTTCTTTTGATGTTAAGAAGGGGCAGGAGTTATATGTAGCTCTTCTCAAGCAACAGGAACAAATAGGTACTAAGCTAAAGAAACGATTTGGTAGTTGGTACAGGGATTTGGGAAGCTTCACTCCTAAGAAGGATAACAAGGCTAAAGGTTATACTGCTGGTGAAAGTTTTAATAAGGTAGAGAAGGTAGATTTTAATCCTAACAGTAGGGATCATATAAGCTACAAGCTACAGAAAGACTATGAGTGGAAACCTAAAGACTTTACTCCTAATGGTAAGCCTAAAATTGATGAAACAATCTTAAAGTCTTTACCATATCCAGGTTGTGATGAGTTGTTCAATCACTTCCTCCTGTCTAAAAGAATATCTCAACTGGCTGAAGGTGATAACGCTTGGTTGAAACTGGAGAGAGACGGGAGAATCTTTGGAAATGTTAATACTAATGGAGCTGTTACTGGCAGGTGTACCCATTCTTTTCCTAATTTAGCTCAAGTCCCTGCTGTTTACAGTCCCTTTGGTAAAGAGTGTAGAGAACTGTTTAAGGCTTCTGATGATAAAGTATTAGTTGGTTGTGATGCTGACGGCCTAGAGCTTAGAGCACTAGCAGGATACTTGAAGAAGTATGATGGTGGTAAGTATGCTACTGCTGCTGTTGAAGGCAATTCAAAAGACGGGACTGACATTCATTCTATTAATCAAAAACTAATAGGATTAAAGTCACGAGATACTGCCAAGACATTTTTCTATGCTTTTATATATGGAGCAGGAAACGAAAAGCTAGGGAAGATCTTAGGGACTAACATTAGCGGAGGTAAACAGGCTAGGATGAAGCTGTTGAACGGTGTCGAGGGTTTACTTAAATTAACTGAGGCCGTTAAGCAAGCTTACCGTAGGAGAGGGCATCTTATAGGCTTGGATGGTAGAAGACTTCATGTCCGGTCAGAACATTCTGCTTTAAACACTCTGCTTCAGAGTGCAGGAGCTATCTTGATGAAAACATCCTTGATTCTCTTGGATAAACGGTTACAATTAATGGGGTTAGAGCCTGGAGATGACTATGAGTTTGTAGCTAATATCCATGATGAATTTCAAATTGAATGCAAGGAGAGGTATGCCAAAAAATTTATCGGACCGGAAGCGGAACAAGCGATTAAGAGAGCTGGAGACTACTATGAATTTGGATGCCCTCTTAGTGGAACGTCTAAAATTGGAAGAAATTGGGCTGAAACACATTGATACATTTGATAAACTGGTAGCTTTTTGTGAGGGGTTTTATAAGTTTTTGTTAAGTAAAAATCCTTATTCTAGTTACAACTATT